ATATACTAACGATGTGATCTCAAATGACATACGTGGAAGTTTAATTGCAACCTTTGTATCAGTATTAAGATTTGGATTTTCACGAATACGATCTAAATATTTTGCTTTTGGCGCATATGCCAACGGTACTTTTACCTGAGACGTAGAGGCACCAGCTGAGTTCTTACGAATAACATACAAGTTATTAAACAGTTTACCAAAGATAGCAACTGCTCGTCTCGTTTTCTCGTGATAAAAGTGCGTTCCAAACATTAACTTTTATATATCTTCTGTAGGTGATCTTCAAAAGCTTCAACTTTTGTTAATCTATCTGGCCAGAGAATATACTCCTTTTCTGGGTTTTTCTTTAAGTTATTTAATAATGGCACAATTGCATTATATAATTTATCTATCTTTTCTTGAGTTGCCACTGCAGTAGTTTCAACTTCTGCTGCTTTCGCTTGCGTCTTTTGAACTGCCTCAAGTTCGTTTTCATCTACGGCTGTAAAGCCAAAGTCAAAAATATCATCGCTCATTAATCATTCCCCGATGGATCACCAAATGGATTTGATTCACTAAAGTCTAAGAAATCGTCACCAAATGTTCCAAAATCTGTATTTTGTTCGTTCTGAGATATAGTATTCTCCTCAGCCACAGCTGAAAGTGTGTAAATGTTATTTGCCGAATCAACTGTGATAGTACTATTCGCCTGAAATGTAGCAAATTCGCCATTAGACGAACTTAAATGAATAGCATGAATAATGCCATCAGAATCTGAATACTTAGCAACTTCTGCTGTTACAGTTGTACTACTTTGAGTCTGAGTAATTGCTCCACCTTCCTTGATATTATTTGAAGAAGCTTGAGGGAAAGTAATCGTAGGAACACTCGTAAGTAACCCAGGTTCTGTAATATTTACACTCGTAACTTTACCACCAGAGGCTACTAAAGTTGCGGCTGGAGATAAGTTATTAAAGCTTTGATATTTTGCAAAAGTGGTTGTGCTAGTGTATAAAGAAAGCCCACCATCAGAATCGCTGTCAAATAACTTTTTACCAACATTTACTGCAGCGGTGCCAGATATGCCAACAGAGTCCATGTATAAGTTATCCATGTACATTTCTGTACCGTTTAACGTAAACTCAACTCCATTAAAGTCACTGTCAATCAGTTGTTTTCCAAACAGCGCTCCGCTGTCTGCGCTTAACATTCCGCCGAAGCCACTTCCATTAGTTTGATAAGCTCTCTCACCGTTAATTGTAATTGTCATTTGACGAGAAGCAAAATCAGAATCAGCACCACTAATTGACATAAAAATGTGGTTCCACTGACCTTCTACAACCGAAGGAGAGTAACCACTACGTTGAACTGATAGACCATTATTTGTATACTTATTTACATCAGCAATTTTACCGCTGCTATTGATGCCAAACCTGTTTCTATAACTGTAATCAGTTTCAGGAGCAACTAGTTTATCTCCAAGTTCATAAAGTGGTAATAGTTTTGAACCAAGTCCAGTAAACGCGCCTGAGTCTACCCACATCCAAAAAGCTAGCCACCCATCTAAACTTCTGCCTGGGTTAGGGCTCGAGTCGGGATCAGCATAAAAGGAATAGCTATGCACATCCATATCTAGTGAATTATTACCAAACTTAATTCTATTTGAAGAATCTCGAGTAAAACCACCAGTAAATGTCAGCGCAGTACCAGAGACCAAGTAGTTTTGGCCTGAATCTGAAATTGAAATTGCTGTTAATCCTTGTAACTGCGTCATGGTTTATTCGGTATCCCAATTGTTCCAGTACCAGCAGTCCGCTGTGGTATTGTAGATACAGTAAGTTTATAACGATAAGCAAAATCTGTTTCGATGTCTTGTATTGTATCAATGCCTGTATCGAAATCTTCGTCGTTATAGTCAAACAACTGAGCACGACACTTGAACACAGGAAGATTAGCTAATTGATAAAACGGTTGTTCATGTTCTACATGTGTGATTTGAAACATAGAATTAGAAAGTGGAAGATATATTAAGTCGCCTTCACGTGGTCGTTCACTATTAATTTCATTATCAAAATTACCAATAGTAGTTGCCCATCTACGTCTAGCAACTACGAAGGTAGCCTCATCTCTGATCTCAACCCCAAAGCGAGTAAATAGATCTCCTTCACCGTCAAATCCCTCAACGTTGTCGATATACATTTCAATTTTATAGCTTGAATTATACTTGGCAGGAATCTCATCGCCAAATACTCTATCCTCGAAAACAGTATCACGAGGAAGATAATAGACGTCTTGTCCGTAGATTTTGAGAGACTCGATAACAATGTCTTCGTAGAGGTTTTGCTCTGATCTTACATTGTCTCTTATGTAATAGTTTCGCATGCCATCATCCTATAAAAAAGTCTACCGGCATTTCGTGTTCGAGTCTAATCCTTTCTCTAAGATCTTGAATTTCGCCTTGAGCATCATCAAAAAGTTGTCTACCATTTATGATAACACCGCCGGGTAATTGCATTCCTTCGAATTTCATTAGATTCATGCCCCACTGCTGCTTGATTAAAGCTGTGGTATATTCTTTTAGCCACAAATCATTATAGATCGCAGTAAACGAATCTGCAGTATATGTGCTGTAATATTCATAGACAATATAATCACCGGCTTTAATATCTAAGTCTTCAATATGTCCAAAGATGTAAATTCTATTTTGTTTACGAGCAAAATCAACCATAGCGTGGCCATTTAATGTTTGGTCAAGCAATGAAAGGTATTGTTGAATTTGTTCATAATAAGCAATATCACCTGCAAATTGAGACATGTCTGTAAGTTCTGATAAGTGCATTTGATATCGTAAATTAAAAATATTTTTCGATGCAGTTGCACTTGAAATAAATGGAAATACTTTACTTACAAAATGAACTTCACTTGCAGTTGTGATATACTTATTTGTAATATCGTCGGCTGTTAACTGATGAGACTTGTATGCACGAAAAGTACCATCAGAATGATATTCTTGATAGTACTGTATCGCTTCATCGACTCTATCTTCTAACTGATCTTCGTCTACGTTGATCTCAATAACAGGATCACCGAGACGTCTTTTACAGTAGTCGATAAGAGTGTCTCTTGAGTTAGGGTTAGCCATCTATTATGCTCCTGCTCCAATCACTGTTTTCAGTGTTGTGCCAGCTGTATTCTTAATTAATAGTGTTGAAGCCGAGTTCAACTCATCAGATGAAACCGCGTTAGTAGCAATTGTCAAAGCAACTGATAAGTTACCACCCAAGTCAGTAGTAGTTGAACCAGTTACGTCACCGGTGAATGTAAAGTCTCTCGCTGAATCAAATCTTGTTGCTGTTGCGGCGTTACCTGTAAGTGCACCTTCAACGTTAGCCAATAGTGTTCCAGTTGTGATTGAAAGGTTACCGGTTGCGTCTGCTGTAGCGGTAGTAGTACCAACAATAAACTTATCTTCCGACTCGTCAAATCCTATAAACGCATTGTTACCAGTAGAACCACGTTCAATAATAATACCAGTATCATTAGAATTAGAAGCGGCTCCGCTATTCAATTCAAGTAAATGATCTGTAATAGTTGTATTGGTTGATGAAACTGTTGTTGTAGTACCTGTGACAGTCAGGTTACCAGCAACAGTTAATCCACCAAAAGTAACTGAGTCAGTGGTTTCAATCGAAATAGTACCGCTGGCAGAATCAATTGCGATACCGTCTCCCGCTTGCATAACCGACATGACGTTGGCTTGTGATGGTCCTGTGTATGTAAATTTACCGAGTGATGAATCATAAGCCATCGAGCCAAGACCACCAGCATCAACTAGTGATATAGCATCCGATACTCTTAACAAGAACTCACTTGAACCAGAGTCACCGCTTACAAACTGTGAAGCCGCGGCAAGACTTGAAGTTGCTCCTGTACTATCTTGAATCGATAGTTTATTTCCATCAGCGCGTAACTTAACACCACCAAGGTGGATTGTACCAGCCGATAAATGAATATCTCTAAATTTTAACGATGAAGTACCAATATCATATGCCGAGTCTGCACCCGGTGTAATATGACCATTGACCTCTAACGCTCCTTTTACGTCGAGCCTGTCACTTGAGGGAATCTCTCTAATACTCGATCCCGAAATGACTAGTGGAATACGATCTGCCATTTTCTTTTCCTTCTAGTTTCCTTTGTTCTATTTATACATTAGAGCGAGATAGTTACTTCAGCGCTATCTTTATCTAATACTGTTATTGTGTTACCAAATCCAATAGGCGATCCAGTTGCAATAGTTGCAGCTTGAACAATCGTTAGTGCGATCAACTGATCTCCAGCACTATCGTTGATTGGAAGTGTGAGACCAGTAGATGTTACTCT